CTTTTAAAAAAAATACTTATAAAAGTTGGTTACTTACTTATTTTTTCTTATATTATATATATAAATAAAAAGGTTATGAAATATTTTAGAAATTTATTATTAGTTCTTACGGTATTAATTGTATCTTGTACAAAAGATGATATTAATCCTTCACTATGTCTGGATGGAAATTGTGATGGAAGGTTGTTTATACCTTACCCTAAGGATTCAAACGGTTTTTACCACGTAGATTTAGATTTTGACAGTGAGTATTTACCTAGATTTGATATTTTTATTGAAGCAGATGATGTAGATCCTTATTACTATTATAACGATATTGGAGTTGTACAAGCAGCTTTTGAATCAGGTTCTTTTTGGACCCTTAGTAATGGAGTAACGGTCGATATAGTACAGAGCACTACTATATATCTTAATAATTCTCCTCAGAATACAGAATATTCACCACTAATTCAAGGAAGGAAATGGGCTAAACGAATAGTTGGTCCTATTCCTCAAGAGTTTATTGGAGATACTATTGTAATTAGAGCAGAAATATATTGGGATGGAGGTTCGAAAACTAACTCTCAATACTTCGAAGAAAAATTTATCATAGAATAGTTGCTTTTTCGAATTATTTTTATTACCTTATAGATATTATTATAGTATATATAATTTTATTATTAATAAATTAATTATTTTTTAAATTAGTATGATAACTAAAGATAATATTATTAGAAAGATAGTACGTATAGAATCTTCTATTACTAAACTTAATTATTCGATAGGAACTAACGAAAGAGCTACTTCCTATGTTCATTTAGATTCAATAAAAGAGAATATATCCGATATTTTAACATTTCTTAATAGAGAAACTCAAGATTAAACTATGTTAACAGCAGAGCAGATACAGAGTAACTACGACAAACATCTTAAAATTATAGAACACTACTTAGGTGGTCGAGCTATTGCCTGTAAAGAGATGCTTAAACACATGGAGGATAACTATATTATGGCTCCTGCTTCAGGAAAGACTTGGTTTCACAATGCTTTCGCAGGTGGATATGTAGATCATGTTAACAGGGTAGTTCAGTATGCTATAGAACAGCATAAACTGTACATTAAGATGGGAGGTAGTGCAGATTATACAGAAGAAGAATTAGTATTTTCAGCTCTATTTCATGATTTAGGTAAAATGGGTGATGGTGATCAACCAAACTATATACCTCAGACTGATAAATGGAGACAAGATAAACTATCAGAAATGTATACATACAATCCAGATTTGGATTTTATGCTTATACCCGATAGGTCTTTATTTATTTTACAAAAATTCGGTATTAAAGTTTCTCAGAAAGAGTTTTTGGGTATAAGACTTCATGATGGAGTATTTGATAAAGCAAATGAAGCTTATTTCTTCAGTAATGTTGAATCATCTAGACAGAAAACATCAATAGTTTCTGTTTTACACACTGCTGACTTTTTAGCTTCTAAAGTCGAGTACGATATTTGGAAAAGAAACGGCGGAAGTACAAAACCTAAGTATAAAAAAACTGAGTCTTCCACAGGAAAAAAAGTAAACTCCTCAGAAGGCTTAACTAAAATGTTAAAAAACTTATAAATATGATAATTGCAGTAATAGTTTTATCTATTTTTACAATTGCTTTAATTATAGCAGTTACTAACTTATTAAAAAAAGTTGAAAAATACGAAGATATCACAGTGGATCAGACAGAATATCTTCAATCTATATCAGATTTAATTAAAGATTCACAAAAGCACCTAGAAAGTCTTGATGAAAGAGGAGTATTCCAGTCAGATGATGAGGTCGGTTATTTTTTTGAGCAAATGAAAAACGTACAAAAAGAGCTGACCCGATATATGCTCCCTGACAATTATGGCAAGAAAGAAAGCGAGTAGTAACTACTTCACTAAGGAAACAGAAGAATACATAAAAAAATATAACGTATCAGTAGATTCTGACTATAGAGCTAAAATCTTTACAGATCACATATACTATCCTTTTTATAAATTAGCTGAAAACATAATACATACTTTTAAATTCTATTATACAGATGTAGAACGTATAGAAGATTTAAAACATGAAGTAGTATCTATGTTGTTAGAAGAAAAAATAATGAAATTTGACCCGGACTACGGAGCGAAAGCATATTCCTACTTTGGAACTATAGTAAAACGTTGGTTAATAAATTATAACAATAAAAATTATAAAAAGCTTAAACAGATTGGTTCTTTTGATGATATGGAAGAATCTTTTGAAGGTAGTTTAAACGTAAAACTTCCCGGCGGAGTTACCTTAAGTCAGTTTTTAGACATATGGGTAGAAAAAACGTACGATAAATTAGATACAATTTTTACTAAAGATAGTGAAAAAAAAATAGCAGATGCAGTTTTAACTATTTTTAAAACCAGGTATGACTTAGATATCTTTAAGAAAAAAGCTCTATACATATATATTAGAGAAATGACTGATTGTGAAACACCCCACTTAACTAAAGTTATCTCCATACTTAAAGATGACTTTTACGAAATCTACTATAGGTACCACGAAAAAGGAAAAATTATAATAAAAGAACAGTAATCTATTTATTATAAAAAGAACAATGGACTCAGATAAAGAAATATTTAAAGGAAAATCTCTTTCAAATCTTTTTGAAGAAATTTATAACAATTCTAAAGAGACTAAAACTCAAGTAAAAGGATTGATAGGAGAATTAAAACCTTTGATTGAAAACATAGGAGACGCAACTCTCTTAGTTCCTATGATTAAAGAGTATATGGAGATAGGAGTAAAAAATGATGAACATTTAATCAAACTAGCTACTGTTATTCAAAGATTAGAAGCAATCAATGCTAAAGGAGGAGACGGAGAGATGTTTGACTTTTCGGAATTACAAGACTTATTAGAAGAATCAGAAGAAGTAAAGGAAGAAGTACACAATAAAGAAGATTTGAATACCGAAGAAAATGGCATTTAATTTATCTCTTAATAATAGTATATCAAGTAGTACACCTAAAGGCTTAGGTGGTAGTTCTGCCGTCGTATACGGTAGGGTAATAGAGGTTATACTAGACGAAGATCATTCGTTCTACAGTTTAAAAGGAGGAGCTATATCTATTAATGGTGTATTCTATAAGAATATAGTATCTAATAAAAAAGAAGAAAATTTAGAAAGATTACCATTTGCATATCAATCCCAGTCTAAAATAAAAGAAATACCTCTAGTGGGGGAAATAGTTAAAATTGAATCTTTTCCAGTTCCGTCAGCAAACGACTTTAGTGGTAGATCAAGACAGTACTATACGGGTATTTTGAATATATGGAATAGTCCTAATAATAACTTCTACCCTGATGTTACTAATAATATAGGTATTGACTTCAGTCAAAACAATAAATTTAAAGAATTAAGTAGAGTAAATCCAATAGCATCTAGCCCCGGTGATATACAGTTTGAAGGTAGACAAGGGCAATCTATAAGGTTTACTGGAGGATTATCTAAATCTAACCCTTGGGTAGATAGCGATAATATAGGCGCTCCTCTTACTATAATAAGTAACGGGCAAATAGAAACCGACGACGGTTTTACCACCATAGGGGAAGACGTAAACTCAGATGCATCTTCTATATACCTTACCTCGAACCATACCATACCTTTAGTAGAAGGTAATAATAAGAGGGATGCATATAATGAAGATCCAACTAAGGCTGAAGCATACAAGGGTAAACAGATTATTTTAAATAGTAATAGAGTATTCTTAAATTCTAAAAAAGACGACATTCAACTAAGCAGCGGTGCTAGCATTGGCCTTACCGGTAGAACCTCAGTTAACTTAGATGCAAATTCTCTTATATGCTTAGACGCTCCTTTAGTAATACTAGGAAAAAAAGCCAGAACGTCACCGGCAGGTGTAAGAGAACCAGTAGTACTTGGTAACAAATTAGAAAATCTATTAGAAAGCCTTTTAGTTCAACTGCAAGGACTCTCAGCAGATCTAGGTACCTGTATAACAGTTAAAGGAGATGCTATACCTATATTGAATAAAAGAGGAGCACAAATGGCTCCTATAATTTCCTCTTTAAGAACATTAATTAACCCAAGTGGACAGTCTTCTTTAAAGTCTAAAAAAGTATTTACAGAATAATGGCATCTAAATCAAAAATATCTGCATTTATAGCTAAAAATATGGGAAAAATTCAAGGTGAACTTGAAACCCGTATTGAAGCAGAACTCAGAAGAATGTTAGAAGAATTTAGTAACCAATGCCCTAATGTAGAGAAGCTTGAAGGTATAGTCAATACGGTTAATACTCTTATAAATGCAGTAAATAACTTTAAAAAGACTATAAAAAGATTTGAAAAAGTTCCTAAAACTTTGGAACCAAGTATTAAATCTTTTAAACAATTAATAAAATTAGTAAAAAAAGAATTAACTCCTTTAGCAACAGGAATTAAACCTGCTAAAGATTTTGGAGGATTGATTTCAGCAAAAAGAGCAGGTTCAATAGTTAGTAAAGCAGATAGATTAGCAAAGTACGTTAAGTATGTAGAAGATTTAGAAGACGATGTAGTAAGTATCAATAGGCTTTTAAGCTCTACTTACCCTTCTATCAAGTTAGTTGACGAAAGGTTCAAAAATCTTAAAGAAAAAATACAAGTATGCGCAGATGCATACCAAGAAAAAGGAGAATTAGGAGAATCAGGAGGATTAGGAAAGTTAAATTTTGCAAATATAAATTCTCTAAGTGCTGAAAATTTTGGAGGGCCTGGAGCTGACCCTTCAAAGCCGGTATCATATAAGAGTGCCGGTGGATTTAATTACAACATAAGTATTATACAAGTAGAAGCTAATACTGAAGTAGCTCCTAGAAGACAAGCAGTAGCTAGAGACAATCAAAATGTAATTGTGATGAAGGGCGCACCTTCATACAG